GTAAGCCTTACCCTTATGAACGACGCGCATCGTCGCATTAATGTTTTCACGGTATCGGATCGTGATCCGTGCAACCACCTTGGTGTGATTCACACCAGCCGCGATAAAGTCACGCGCGGATAACGCCACAACCTCCGCCCACGGCTTCGCAATTTCAACCCATTGCTCGGTGACCACATCACCAGTGACAGGGTCCCGTGTAGTTTGACGTTCCTGCAGGCTTACCTTGTGACGTAATTTCCCGGCTCTCATCGCGGTGACCCATCCATATATGTGCCTGGAACAACGTCATCAGCATCGTCGTCAGCCAGTGCTGCTATCAGGGCTTCCACGCTGTTCGTCAATCGGTGCATCGCTTCGGTTTGTGCGTCGAGCTTTTTTAGCAGGCTTTCTTGAAACAGTTGATTTGGCTCTTTCATAAGCAACTTTCGTCCATTTTCGTAGCCATTCACGCCTGGCTCGACAAGATAAACAAGACATCAGACCCCCAGTCCTTTACGGTATGGAAACAGCAGAGACGCCGTAGACATGGGAACCTCTGAAACGGACACCCCGACTACGACGCTTTCCCGGTTTTCGTATAGATGACCTGCTAGGGCCAGAATCCCCACGCGCATCAGATCAGTAATGACAATAGGATGCTCGCCTGCCTCCCCCTTTTCTACAGCAGTATCTAAGGACTCTTGATCCGCATATATATTGCGGTTCATATACTCAATAGCCCACAACTCTGCTGCACGGATATACGCATCTATTGGCTCGCCTTTCTCAACGCGCAGGTGCTCACGGGCAAGATCATCGTCAATTAAAGGGGTCATACAGCCCCCTTACAAAGAACGCTTCGTCTTGCTACCACCAGCCTTACTGGAGTTTGCACTCACGGGCACTAACTCAGCTTGAGCTGGATCTGCAACGGCCTCATCCTCTTTGGTCGCAGCATCGGCATTCACCACATCCGGATTCTGTTCCAACGTTCCAGACACGTCGCCCAGCTCAGCATCCAAGCCCCGTGCTTGATGACTGCCACCTACAGGATTATCAGCGGCAGTTAGCACCGGCTGCCCACCCTCGTTCGTAGCAGCACCAGGATCCGCCACGACCTGACCCTGATCCAATGCATCAGAGGTAGCGTCCCCCTCTGTATCCGAGCCGGCTACTTTCTGGCTTTCACCGTCAAAGCCATCAGTGGCAATCGATGTCACCAGCGGCGCACTCAACTCAACGTCACCTACCAACGAAACCAGTCCTTTTGCTTCCAGTAATCCACCAGCGCGATCTGAGACTTCAAATTCATCCCCCACCTTTCTGGATCCGCCATGGAAAAACGAGGCAATGGCTTTTACCTTCATGTCGATCTCCCAATACCAGAGGCGGCACCTATAAGATGCCGCCTCTGGCTTTATCAGCCTCCGGCGCCAGCGCCGGCATCCAGACCAGTGAAATTACCTTTCACAAACGCTTGTGGCCGGAACACTGTCACCGTCGATTGTTTCTCGCACAAGATCGTCACCATATTTTTGACAAAGTTGTCACGGTCCTGGTTGGACACAGTGATATTGGCCTCCTCACCATCCCAACCTTGGGCCCCCAACTTGAATGCACCTGTCAGAAACTGATTCAGGTCCATAGCAGGTGTCGCAACTACCGGACGACTCCACAGGCCTGGAACGGCCAATCCACGTGGCGTGGCGAAAAGATATTGTTTGTCATCGGTCTTCGTCAGCTCGATTGACGTCCAGTCAATTGGATTCAACACAATCCCATCGGCCTCATACTCGGCCAAAGTGACCTGCAGCATGGCAATACGCAGACGATCCAAGCGTGTCTCACCCTGAACCACTACACCCGGATTAGCGTAAGCAATGGCTTGCGTCAGGATGCCGTTCATATTCAGGCCCACGCCTGAGCCCTTCAGAATCTGCAGCTCTTCTTTCAGATCCAAGCCATACATGAGGCGGCCATTGATATACGTTTCCAATTGGCGAGCGTTACGCAGCACCTGTTTAGAAGCGCGAATGTGGTGTGCAATAGTGGCCACCTTTTCCGAATCAAGTTCAAACTTGATATCGGACTCGGGTTTCGGGTCGGTCGGGTTTTCCGCCACCACATCTGCGTTGTTGGTAAATAGAGTTTCACGAACAAACTCCACGCTACTGGAATCAGTCGGCCCCCAAGTGAGCAAATCACGAATAAACAGCCGCTGATTTGGCGTGGCCACAATACCTGGCACACGTGTTGGCTGGATCAGAGCTCCCGCAGAGTCATCCTCACGCGTGATGGCAGCCTTAACTGTAAAGCTGCCTTGCATGCTTGGATTGAAGCTCTTGAGCTCAGTCGATTCTGCAACGACCTGCCCAACGCTTTTCGCTTTAACAGGGACACCGCCCCCCTGCTCCAGCTTGGCGATCACTTGCATCGCAGCACGAAGGTCTGCCTGCAACTCCCCTTGTTGGGCCAAAAGCTCGTCAACTTGAGCCTTGGATGCTTCGGATAGTTGCTGATGCGCGCGAATATCTTTATCCGCCTTCTCGGCATGCGCCTTCAGTTGGTCATTGACCTTAACCAGGCTGGCGTTGATCGCCTTGATGTCATCATCAATTTGAGCCATGAATTTACCTTTATCAAATAATTAGAGTGAGAGATTCGGCCAATGCAGCCGAGCTACTTAAATCAGCCGATTCGCTCAGGCCGTGTCCGGTGGCATCGCGCCCACCGCCGCCAGCCGAATCACTCAGGCTGGACTTGAAATCATGAATAAGGCGCTGGGCCTCGCTTCGTGGTAGGCCGGAGGCCCGCATAGCGGCTTCGATACGGCGGACGGCACTGGCTTGAGCCCCACCCTCACCTTTGCCCACTCGGTCAGCAGCCAACAGTTCATCTGCGTAGCCTTGCTCAATAGCCTGTGCGCCACCGAACCAAGTTTCCCCATCCATTTGACGGCATACATCAGCAATGTCCTGACCGGTACGCGTGGCATAAATGTCAGCCATCGCCGCATCGAATGGTTCCATCCAATCAGCAATGTCACGTAGGTCATGGCGATTCCCCTGAGCAATCAACCAGCCGTTGTGAATCATAAAAAAACCAGCCCGAGCAATCTGGATAGTGTCGCCAGCCATGGCAATGACTGAAGCCGAAGACGCCGCCAATCCCAATACCTTGACGGTGATATGCCCCTGGTGCTCACGCAGGACGTTATAGATAGCCAGGCCTTCAAATAAATCACCTCCTGGGCTATTGATATAGACCGTCACTGGTCCATCTCCCATAGAGCGCAGAGCCGCTGCAATCCGTTTTGCAGTTACGCCCTCCCCGGTCCACCAGTCATAGCCGATCACGTCATAGATGCCGATAGTCCGTTCTTCCTGCTCATCTACGGCTGCCCGAACCCCAGCATCCCACCGATCAAGTGCGCGGGGTGACAGATACGAATTGACGGCAGCAGAAGGCCGTCCGGCCGGCGCTGCCGGCAAGCTCTTAATGCTCATAGTTTTCCTTCAGGTATCGGCTGTCGTGGCCGTCATGTCTTTCAACCAGGCCGCCACGGCATTGCGGGCGTTCTGATCTGCTGTGTTTGCACCCAAGCTATTTAGTGGCGCCAGTGCCGTTTGAACCGTTAGCACTGCCGCGTTACCACCCATCGGCGGCCGATCCTCAAGCTCTCGCACCTCATCGCGCGTCAGAATGCCGTTGTTCACCATCACGCTGTAGAACGCTGCTCGTGCTGCACTATCAGCACGCAGCAACCCTTCAACCGCAAACTTAGGGTAATAACGCAAGCGCTCTGTCGGGGTAAGCAGGTCTTTGGCAATGCTCTGCTCAAGACGCTTGAGCCATGGTCCTAGGGTGAATACCAAGAAGCCGATCATCTGCTGTTCGATCCCGGTCCCCCAACTGGTCGATTTGTCCGTATGCCCCACCATCCAAGGGGGTACGCGGAACCATCGACAGATCTCCTCAACACTGAATGCCCGTGACTCCAAAAGCTGTGCATCCTTCGGGTTGATCCCCAGCGTGCCCACTTCCATGTCCGCTTCCAAGATCGCAGGCTTGCCAGCATTCACTGCCCCCGAAAGCCGATCTTCGATAAACTCCCGCGCCTCTTTGCGCTGATCTGGCTTCATTACCCTGGGATACTTGAACCAGGTTGTCGGCATCAGGCCGCGCTTGAATGTCCCGCTCGCAGCTTCATCTGTCGCCAAAGCTGCACCAAATACCTGAGCACCATAGTGAATGACCGAAACGCCCGTTTTCCCATCCAAAGACCAGCCTGGAATTGTCCAGATCCGATCTGCCGGAATTATGCGCTGCCGACCATCTTCTTCGGTGTAGCGGTACTCCTTGGTGCCATCGCCT